TGAAACTGGTAATGTAAGATACAAAGCTAGAGAAAGATACGTTTACGGTTTTTCTGACTGGCGTGGTATTTTCGGTAACAAAGGAGCTTAATAAGCTTAATGCAAGGGGGGCTTTAGAGTCCCCTTTGTATCTTGGATTTAACAAATCTTACTGACTGACCAAGCAGACTATATAGAGACAGTAAGAAAATAATAGGGACTATATTTCCCAGAAGGATTAAAAATGGCAACAACAACTTTTACAGGCCCAATTAAAGCAGGATCAGTTATAAATACAACAGGTACTGCTGCTAATGGCAAAATGAAAAACGTAGGTTCTGTGTTAATGGCACAGGTTACTACAAAAATTTCTCATGATGATACATCTACTGCGTCAACAGGCGTAGTTATACCTGCAAACTCTTTTATTTTTGGAATGGAAGTTTATGTAAACGAACTATTTGCAAATTCAAATGGATCAACTACAACTTTAGATATTGGCACTTCAGCTGATCCAGATTTCTTTGTAGATGGTTTTGCTTTAAGTGCAACTGCAACTAGTGGTATAACAAACCCTCCAGCTGTTGCAAGATGGAGTAACGTTGGAACTAGTGATGTAGAAATTTTTGCAAACATGGCAACTGGTAACGCAACTGCTGGTGAGCTATTTGTTGTAATAAGTTACATACAAAACGCTAACGTATCATAATAAAATAATTTGGGGAGGCTTCGGCCTCCTCTTCCTAGGAGGATAATATATGGGAATTTCATTCCAAGGTGATGCTAATTCGACTAACATAGCAACAGGTGCAACAGGCACTAGTGCTACTAGTGATGGTCAAAATACAACAGCACACAGACAAAGACTTTTAGCTCTTTTATTAACAGCAGGAAGTAATACAGCTACGGCAACTATATATGATGGACAGTCTAATGGCGGAACTAAAATATTAAAAATATCTGCAGTTGCAAACACTAGCACACATATCAATATCCCTGATCAAGGTAAAGTTATTGATACAAATATTTTTGTAGAAGTTACGGGCACGTCTTCAGAAGCTACAGTATTCTGGAATTAATATGGCTACTTCACAATCTAATAAAGAAGCCATAATAGAAATAAAAGGCGAACTAAAATTATTGCATCAAAAAATAGATCTTATGAAAGACAATCATCTTGATCATATGGCTAAAGATATTGACAGATTAACTAAATTTGTTTGGGTAGTTGGTGGTACAGTATTTGCACAAATGTGTTATTTAATAGTTCGCTCTTTAATGTAAGGAGGACATATGGCTACTTCAGGTACCCATAACTTTAATTTATCACTGGACACTGTAATACAAGAAGCTTACGAAAGACTTGGTGATGCAGCTAAAGGTGGATACGATTTAGTTACAGCTAGACGTTCATTAAATTTATTAATGATTAAATGGATGAATGAAGGAGTAAATTTATTTACTTTAGATCTAGAAGACACACAAACAACAGTAAATCAAGATCACATTACATTTTCATCAAGCACTTATTCTGATGTGTTAGATGCAGTTGTAGGTGATGCTAGTGACACAGATATAGGAGATGTACCATTAGAAAGAATTAGCTATGCAGAATACTTAGCTATTCCTAATAAAGCTACTAAAGGTAAGCCAATACAATATACTGTAGAAAGAAACGCACAATATAATTCATCAGGAACTGCAAGTCACAAAGTTTTTTTATGGCCTGTTCCTGACAAAACGTATGTAGAGGGCGGAGTCACTAAAAGTGCTTATGTATTTAAAGCATGGATGATAAAATATCCTGATGATGTGGGATGGGCTAGTGCAGCTAGTGGACAAGCAACAGTGGGTGGTCCATACATAGATTATACACAAAACGCACAAATACCTAAAAGACTATTACCAGCATTGATTAGTGGGCTAACAGTAGAGTTAGCTAATAAAATGCCAGGCTCTGTAGACATACAAAGGCGACAAGAACTTACAGCTATTTATAATGAAGAGTGGCAAAAAGCACAGGAAGAGGACAGAGAACGAGCATCGTTTGTTGTTACCCCATCAGTACCTTATATATAAATTATGGCAAGATATACACGAGGAAAACATGCAGTCTTAATGGACGACATCTTTGGTCGCAAGATCAAATATAAAGATGCCAGGACTCAGTGGGATGGTAAGAGAGTATATAAAGGCGATTTTACTCCTAAACATCCTCAGTTAGAACCTCAGAAGTATATGAAATTAGATGGCACGGATGCTTTAAAAGATCCACGTCCTGATAATGATGGAGCTAATCAAACTATCACTGTTCAATTAGGATCTTTGCACGGTAAATTTTCTGGACAAATAGCAGTACAGCCACCACTTGAACCACCACGACTAGGTTTAAGTCTACTTGATACTCCTGTCACAGGACTTGAAGCTACTTCACAATTTAGTCTGCCTGGTAAGAAATCTGCTGAACCTGTAACAGGTATTGAAATGACATCTGCTAACGGTTCTACAGGGTTATTCTTTAACAGTACTGAGGTTCCTCCTTCACAACTCGCAACTAGTAGCCAAGGAACAATAGCACTTCTGCAAGCAGAAGAAGCTGACGGACAACAAGCAACATCAGGTCAAGGGTCGGTAACGTTTAGTTCAGCAGATCAACCAGATGGTTTAGAAGCAACATCTGCACAAGGCACTGTTGGATTCTTTATAGCACAAGTAGCACCCGTTACTGGTATAGAAATGACCGCTCAACAAGGCACTACAGAATTCTTACAAGCTGAGCCAGTGTCAGGTATTGAAGCAACATCAGGTGAAGGAACTGCAAATATAGTTTTAAACTTTACTGAAAATGTACCAGGTTTAAGTATGACTTCTGAGCATGGTGGTCCAGGATTTAGCTTTAATTCTGTGGAAGTACCGCCTGGAATACAAGCAACTTCACAACAAGGAACTATAGCTATTAACACCGCACACCCTGTATCAGGGTTGTCTTCTACTGCTCAACGTGGTACAATAGCTGTAGCATTCCCAGGATATGGTTTAAATCCTTGGGGTCACGGAACATGGGGTAACTAATGCAATTTACATACGTACAATTAAAACAAGCAATACAAGATTTTACAGAGAACGACTCTACTGAATTAACTACAGCAACAGGATCAGGCATTGCTCCTATAGATGTAATTATAGGTTTAGCTGAAGAGCGAATGTATAAAGAGGTAGATTTTACCAATGCTCAATTTACTACTACTTTGACCTTATCAGCTAACACAAATACAGTTGCTGTTCCTCAAGATTTAATATTTGTAAGATGGATTAGAACATCTAACGGGGACTGGGTATATCAAAAAGATGAATCATTTATACGAGAATATTGGCGTGCCCCCGCTACCACATCAGGAGACGATCCAGCTTATTATGCTTTTAGTAAGACCAATAAGAGCTATACGTCTTCAAACAGACATACAAATTTCTTATTTGCACCAACTCCATCGGTTGACAAAACCTTAGAGATCAGTTATAATATACAACCAACAGGTCTATCATCTACACAAGCAAATACCTATTTAGGAGATTACTGTGGAGATGCTTTACTATATGCTTGCTTGTTGGAGTCGGGTAACTTTATGAAAGTTGACCAGGGGCAGATGACAAGATGGCAGCAACTATATGAAAGAGCTGTCCAAACACTAGCTACTGAAGAGCAAGTAAGAATGCGCAATTCTACTCTATTACAGGGTGAATTAAATGAAATGCAACGAACAACTAAAAATAGATACTAAAAGGAGAATCTAAATGGCAATTACATCAGCAATAGCAACTAGCTTTAAAGTTGAAATTTTAAAAGGTGTCCATAACTTTACTAACAGTTCTGGAAATACTTTTAAAATAGCTCTAATTAAAGCAAACGCTTCGCAAACAGGTACTTACGGTGCTGCCACAACTTCTTACACTACTGTAACTGGTAATTCAGATGAGCTTCCTAATGGTAACGGTTATGCTACAGGGGGTGTTACACTAGTGAACACCACTCCATCATCATCTGGTACTACAGCTCACTTAACGTTTACAAACAACGCAACATGGACATCAGCTACATTTACTACAAGAGGTTGCATAATTTATAACGATTCAGCTACTGGTGATCCAGCAGTTATGGTTATTGATTTTGGAGCAGACTATTCCGTAGCAGGTGGTACATTCGAAGTACAATGGCCTACTAACGATGCGTCAAATGCAATTTTAAGAATAGCATAAGGAGTTAAATTATGGCATCAACTTGGTCAAATTTAGGTTTGCGTTTAATGGCTACAGGTGAAAATGATAACACCTGGGGCGCACAGACTAATGATAACTGGAATAGAATGGAAGATTCTACAGACGGTTATATATCTGTCGCACTAAGCTCGACAACACATACTGCAACATTTACTACACAACCGACATCTTACGCTTCTGAAGAAGGAAGAAAACGTGTCATCAATTATACAGGTTCTCCAGGGGGCACGTGTACGGTAACACTTCCTAATATTGAAAAGGTGTTTGTGGTTAGAAATAATACTGACCAGTCATTAATATTTACTGCAGGAACAGGAGCACAAACAGTTACTCTTGCGTCTGGCTTTGATGCTCAAATTTATGTAGATGGATCTGATGAAGTTCACAATTGTTTTGATGCACTGTCAAATGCTGTCCCTACAACTTCACAAGTAGTTACAGCATTATCAGGAGCTACACTAACAGGTGCTCTTACTATTGATAATGATCTTACACTACAAGGAGCAGCAGCTAATATAGTATTTGATGAGTCTGACAATGCTTTAGAATTTGCGGATAATGCAAAAGCAAGATTTGGTACTGGAAACGATTTAGAAATTTATCATGATGGTAGTAATAGTTTTATTTCAGATGAAGGTACTGGAGTATTAGCAGTTACTACTAACGGTACTGCAATACAATTAAATGCTGCTGGTGAACAAATGGCTGCATTTAATAAAGATGATGCAGTAGAGCTTTATTACGATAACGCAAAAAAATTAGAAACTTATGCGTCAGGTGTACAAGTAACTGGAAATTGTTGGCTCAATCAAGACAATGGAATACTTGCAGTTGGAGCAGGCACAGACCTTCAAATAAAACATGATGGTACAGATAATATTATTGACAACCATGCTGCTGATTTACACATAAAACATGGTTCAGAGTTTCAAGCAAAATTTATTAATGATGGTGCAGTAGAACTTTTTCACAATAATGTTCACATGTTTTCTACTACATCTCAAGGGGTTCAAGTTGAAGCTGACAGAAGAATAGAAATCGTTAATGGCACTAACTGGTCAGGGGAACAAGTTGGAAAAATAGAACAGCATTCTGATAGCATGTATCACCAGTATAACACTAGTTGGATTGCAAGAAATTCAAGTGGTAATAATATGTTCGTTCTTGATAGCTCTGGAAATGGTACTTTTAACGGCAATGTCACAGCGTTCTCAGACGTTCGTATAAAAGAAGATATTAAGACAATAGACAATGCTTTAGACAAAGTTTCTAAACTAAGAGGTGTTGAGTACACACGAAAAGAAACAAAAGCTAGAGAGATTGGTGTTATTGCTCAAGAGGTAAAAGAAATCGTACCAGAGCTAGTAAATATAGAAAATACTAAATCAGATATTAACCCAGAAGGTCTTGAAGATTTACACACAATGAAATATCAAAATACTGTTGGTTTACTTATAGAGGCAATCAAAGATTTAAAAGAGGATTTGGATAATCATAAAAAGCATTGTACTTGTGGAGATAAATAATGACATTACCTTCATCTGGGGCAATATCAATTAACTCACTCGTTGGAGAATACGGAGGGTCTGCTCCTCATGCATTGAGTGAATATTATAAAGGTGGTGGCCTTGTACTTAATCATGCTAACAATGCAAACGTACCAACTTCAGGAACGATAGATTTAGCAGACTTTTATGGGCAAAGCAATACAAACCCAGCAGTTACACAGTACAACTATACTATGACTTGTGGGCAAGGCAATCCTGTAGGCGATGCAGGATTTGATACTGCTGGCGCTACACATGGTACGAGCCCACAAAATTTTGGGTCACTTAGTAATAACCCACAATCAGGAAGCACTTTTGCAAGTGGTTTTAATCCTACAATTGTTTCTTGGCAAACAGTTCTAGCAGGTGGCAAGGCACCCACAACTAGCCTTATCTTTGAAGTCGCAGGTGCTTTTGCAAATAGTGGTTGGACAAGTCTATTCATGAGCTCAAGCGTCATTTTTTCAGGTACTGCCCAAACTATGACTAGAGCTTCTGCTAATTATACTCAGTTGGGTAGTAATACTGTTTGGAGATGGAACAATATTATTTTTGCTTTTGGCAATGGGCAATCTGGAACTGTGAGTATTAACGCATGATTTTAGAATACGAAAAAAAACAGTCTATCGCTGTAGAAAACGGGTGTGAACACGTAGTTAATGGTGTTATTCGTTTTGATGATTTAATACGAACTGATTATACACCTACAAACTTTTCAGCAGAGCCTAAAAACTTTTTATTAAGAGATGGTCATATTGATTGGGATAAAAAACATTTAGATTTTGAATTAAATATGCACGAGGAATGGCTTGAAGAACTTGGGTATGATACAGAAGAATATTATGTCGATTTTAGTTCTCACAAAATTAAAAAAAAGAACCCATCAGTAGATGAAATGGTTATGAATGATGTTGAACAAACCGAGAGCATAAAGATATGACAATTAATTTTACAAATGATTTTAAATTTATTGAACAGCTTGACGATAGTTTACAGTTGTCTTTTGTTTACCATGAACACAATCCAGAAAAAAATAAAACTGGAGCATTGATGCAACGTGACTCTAAAGAAGACAGAGTTCACATGGATTTAAAAACAGTGCACCCTGATAGTGACAAGATATGTGTCAATGGCATGACATATATTCTTATTAAAGGAAAGATAAGAGCTACTTGGAAGTGGACTGATGAAGATGGTATTACTGAAGATGATATAAATGTATTCAAAAGCTATCACGAAAACCTAACGTGTTCTTCCATATTTGAAATAAATTATGATATGAATGCGAAAGAATTTACAATTGATATTGACTACAAACCTACCTTTACAGAATGGGAAGATCAGCCGTGTATTTATGATATTGACAGCTATTTTGCTAGCATTGAGTTTTTATCTGATGACGTAGAGCTTTTATGCGTAATGAGAAAAAATAATGTTACGGACTGGCAAGTTAAACAAACAGACTTGTTACCTGATCAAGAAATAACAGTTGATAAATCAGGAACTGATTGTTATGTTATAAATACTAATGACATTTTAATTAATGATACAGTTGCATATGAAAGAATAAAAGGTGTTATGCTTACAAATGATTCAGCCAAATATAAAAACACAAGCTCATCACCACAAAAAATATTGAAGTTTTATAAATGAAATATATAAAGTTTTTATTTTACTATTTAAAAAGTAAAAATGTAGAGACAAATCCAAGTGTAGATGTCTTGTTAGAAATAATTAAAGAGCTAGATAACAAGTCAGATAAAATAAATATTGCTAAGTTTGAAAAACATCCTATTGCAAAAAAATTATATAAGGAAGAACAACATTTATTAGATTACATAAATACACATGACTTTGAAGAAAATACATTTGGTTATGATTTAAAAGCATTTTGGTCAGAGCAGAGTGTAGATCTATTAAAAGAATATGCATCAAAAGTAAAACATAAAAACAAAGACAGAAAAAGATTTGGTGATTTATTTTGGATTCAACATGATATTATGCATTTCTTAAATGGTTATAATACAACACCTTTAGCAGAAGTTGCTGTCTTATCGTTTACTTTAGCTCAAGAAAAAAGATCTAGCTTTGTATTATTTATTTTAGCAGGATGGATTATTTCTTTTAAACACGGATTTATAAATGCAATAAGATATCCACGCATATGTTGGGAAGCATACAGAAGAGGTAAACAGTCAGAATGGTTTATGACTATCGATTGGAAAGAACATTTAAATAAAACAACCAACGAAGTTAAAAAGTTAGTAAATTTAGAGGAAGAACCAAAATTTTGGAATAAATTTTTAAATGAGTATATGCGTTTACATAATCATTTAAAAAAGAAAGCTGCGTAATGGGAACACTATTAAAACTATCACCACCATCTCCTGGTATAGTAACTGAAGTTTCAGACTATCAGGCACAAATGAGATACACTGACGGTGATTTAATTAGATTTAGAAATACTTTTCCTGAAAAGATTGGTGGATGGGAAGAAAGAACCGCATCTGTTGGCGCAACTATTAATGGAACTATTCGTTCCATACTGTCTGGTATTACTGATGCAGGACAACGATGGGCTATGTATGGAACTAACACTCACGTATATTTAGAAAATGGGCAAGCGATACATGATGTCACACCATTTAGAACAGCAACTAATACACTAACAAATCCTTTCACAACAGGCAGTGCAGGCACAAATACTATAACTGTAACATGGGCTTCACATGGCATAAGATCCACTAGTCCTCCATCAAGAGTAATTTTTTCTAGTATAGCAAGTGGAACAGTAGATGGGGTGACAATAGCTGTAGGTGAATATTTTGCCACAGTTGTTAATACTAATACATTTACCATAACTCCTGTTGCAGGAACGGGGGCATCAATATCAGGCACTGCTAGTTCTGGTTCTACAACTGGTGGTGGTTCTGTAGATATTAGGGCATTAACAAACAATGGTCCTGATGATAGTACCTTGGGTTTTGGTTGGGGTGCGGGCACTTATGGACTTAGTACATGGAACACGGCTAGAAGCACGGGAATTACACAAGACACTAGAGTATGGTCTTTTGATTTATTTGGAGAAGACATTGTAGGATCCACTGGAGATGGTACAGAAGAAATATATTATTGGGATGTGACTAATCTTACGTCAAGAGGTGTTACTCTTTCCCAATATGTTGCAAGCATAGGTTTACCTACTACTGGAATTCCTCAAAAGGTTGGAAGAGTATTAGTATCTACACCTGACAGACATCTAATTGCTTTTGGTTGTGAACCTGAAGGTAGTTCTGATTTTGATCCATTAACAGTTAGATTTGCTTCTCAAGAAACTTTAAACATATGGAATGCTGACGAATTAAATTCTGCAGGTGATCAAAGATTAGGAACAGGTTCTACAATAGCAGCAGTTAGAAAGTCAAAAGGACAAATGTTAATATGGACAGATCAAGATCTTTATGGTATGCAGTTTATTGGACCACCGTTTACCTTTTCATTTAATCAGCTAGGAACAAGATCAGGAGCTTTATCTATAAACTCCGTATCAACAGTAGAGGGTGTAGCCTATTGGATTGGTGAAAACAATTTCTATGTATACGATGGATCAATTAAAGTATTACCATGTCCAGTACATAATCTCATATATGGTGGTTTAAGACCTGATTCTAATATAAAAGAAAAAATTAGCATGCTACAATCACAGAAAGTATTTTCTGCACAGGTAGCAAAATATAATGAAATATGGTGGTTTTATGGAGCTGATGTTACTAATATAGACACAGGTGTTACAACTATAGCAACAGATATTAATAGATATGTAATTTATAACTACGTTGATCAGACTTGGTCAATAGGACAAGCATTAAATAGAACAGCTTGGGAAGATAGCGATGTATTTGATACTCCAATAGCTGCAGATATAAATGGAGATATTTTTAATCAAGAAACAGGATTCAATAACAATGGATCTGCAATGACTTCATTTATACAAACAGGATATTTTAACGGAGATCAGAACGGAGATCAAGTTTTCTTTATGGATAGAATAATACCTGACACAACTTTTGCAGCAGGCAATACTATTAAAACTGAAATAAATACTAAGAGATATCCAAACGACGCTAATGTTATAACTAAGGGTCCTTTCTCAATAACTTCTACTCAAGGTAAATTAGATTTTAGAAGTAGAGGCAGAGCATTCCAGGTTAAAATATTTAGTGATGCAGTTGATACTCAATGGCGTTTAGGAACTTGGCGTGTTCGTGGGCAACCAGATGGGACAAGATAATGAGTTTATATAGTAAAGGAATATACCCACAATTAACCGAAGAAGAAAGAGTAAATAAAACTATTCTTGCTAGAACGTATGATGCTTTAATACAAGCATTAACACTAAGAGACAATTCTCTAAGCCCAATACCAAGACGTTTAGCAGATGATACAGAACAAAAATCTATGAATTGGTTTTTAGGATAATGGCAATAAAATATGAAATAGTAGGAAAATCTTTAACGTCTACTTCACAGACTAGTTTATTGACAGCTCCTGCTAAACAACAATTAATAATAAAATCTATTAGGGTTTCAACTATGGGAGTATTTACTCCTTCAGTGACCTTTGAAGTAACAGACAGTTCAGCGTCTGCAACATACACAATTGAACGATTAAAAGTATTAGTGGGGAATCAAACTATAGAGTTATTAACTCACCCGTTGATATTAGAAGAATCAGATATATTGAAAGTAACTTCTACTTCCACAGATCAGCTAGATATTGTAATCAGCTATATGGCAGTAGCTCAAAATGAATAAGGGTGCCCCCTTGCAAATAGGGGACATATAAGGTATAATATAACAATGTATAACAGCCAAAAAATGGACGTTACAGGTCCAATACAACCTAATGATATTGTAATGCGTGCCTCTGAGATTGGGCAAAGTATGCCTGGTATCGGAGCTTTAGCCTATAAACAAGCTAGAAAAGGGGCACAAAAAGGAGTCAAGGGTATACACATGATTCCTGAATCTAATAATCAAAACGTAGATTTTATGAATATAGCTAGGCAAAATGTAAATGCACAGCTAACTGGCATGGCCAATGCAGTCGAGGCAGCTTCAGCTCCTCCTGGTCATATGCTGGCTTTTATTACACCACAAGAAGCAGGTATATTGAAACTACTTGGAGGTAGTGGTGAAATGACTGAGTCGGGTGTTCCTTCTTTCAGACCAGGAAGATTTAGAGGTGGACAAATGAACTCTCCTTCATCAGAGAAAAAAGATAGAGATAAAGACGATACTAAAAATAGAGATGGTATAAGCACTCTTGATAAAGCTATGCAAAGAAGACCTAATGCCTTTGCAGCAGCAGATGTAGCAGCAGCAGCAGATAGAATTGCAGCTGCAGGAGGAAGTTTAGGTGATGAATTTGGAAGAGGCGGAAGAGATACTAGAGATCGAATAGCAAATTTAGGAATGACTCAAGCAGAGATTGATGAAGCATATGGCACACAAACTACGGCAGGTAAAAGTTTAGCTGTCAGAGATATGATGACAAAAGCTTCTGGCTATAATCCAAACATAAAAGGTTATGATAATCCTTTTAATCAAGGCATAAGCTTAGATTTAGGATACGCTACATACGATAAACTTATACGTGAAGGATATACTCCAGCAGATATAGCTAGAATGGAGTTTGATCAAAGTAAAGGGTTATTAGGAGATATGAAGTTTAACGCTACTTTAGATGGAAAACCTGTTGGAGCATTTAATATAAATAAAGCAGG